TTACCGCAGATTTAATATCATCCCAATACGCTGCAAGTGTTCCTAAAGCTACGACAAGCAATCCGATACCAGTTGAGCCGATAGCAGCTTTCATCGCATTACCAAAAGCTTTGATTGCAGGAATAGCCTCTCTGAATCCTTTGACACCATCAGCAATAGCCATAGCTGCCTGCACTTTCAGTAATTGCTTTTCTAAGTCTTCCGATTCTACACCAAAAGCACCCATAGCACCCTGAGCAATAGAGAATCCTGCAGTAACACCACCTAACGCACCGCCTAATTTAGATGAGAACGTACTTGATGCGGCATCTACTGCCATGTCCGTCTGAATTTGAACTCTACGGTATCTTCCTACCGTTTCTAAAAGGTCTTGATATTCTTGCGTTGCGGTTTGACCTGCGTTAGCTAACTCATATAAGCGGTCTTCCGCTTCACCCATTCGAGTGGTAAGCGGTTGCAAGTCGCCATATACCTCCTCGAAACTTGCTGAAACATCGTGAGTAGCTTTGGAGAGGTTCTCCATTGCATTAACTGCACTCTTTGTATCTACGTTTATTTGTACGTTTTTAACCTCTGCCATTTCGTCTATTTATGAGTTCTCGTTTACCTTGTTTAATTGCTTTCTTCAATGACGTGTGCAGTTTGTATTTTCCTTTAGCGATGTCAACTGACTCACTAACACCGTAGTGATTGTCAAGCTGAAGCATTGCGATTATTTGTTGTATCTTCATTATTGGTATATATTAAAGAACTCCTCAGACGTAGTCCCATCTAAATAACTATAAATGATGCGAATTGTATAAACCGTACCTACTGAACCTGAAGGAATACCTATCTGAATGATTTGAGAACTCTCCACGGGATTTACTGAGAATGTTACATCCGTGTTTTCGCAAGATAGCGTAGCTTCATAAGCTCCGTTTGGTAAGTTTACAGGATAGTTCACATCTCCACCCTCCGTGCTTGTCTTAGGTTGCGGAATCGTTGAGTTTACTATCGGTCTGAAATCTAACAAAAGCTGAAAGTTTACATCCCCTGTAGTTAGGTTAGATTGCATCTCGTTAATGATGTAACGCTTGTCTCTTATGATTAGTCTATCGTTTAACTGAAGACCTGTTAGAAGACTTGTAGGTAGGTTCGTCTTTACGTTGACTAAGCGTTGCTTTAAGTTGTAAAGATTGTAGAGGTACGAAAAATAATACTGACTAAATTGCGTGTTTTGAATCGGAGTGTCTAATAGCGTTGATGTCTCAGGAGAAAAATTCAACGTGACGTTATCCGTGTTAAAAAGCAAGTCTTGACCGAAAGGTGTGTAGGTAGTGATCGTTGAATGTCCGCTTCCGTCATTCTTAAACTTGAAATCACAAACTTGGTTTTCGTATTGGTATAATAAAACAGGCTTCGGAATGTAAGGAGTGTAAGATGAGTTTAAGGAGTATCCCAACTGAAGGTCTTGTGTTCCGTTGAATTTGGTTTGTAGTAGATTCTCGAAAGGAACTTCAATAGTAAACTCACCTCCATCGTAATTGTACTGATAAGTCGTGTCTCCGTAGTTGCGGTTGAATGTCTGACTAAAGTATTTATTTAGGAAGCATTCGGAATCTTGGAACTTAAATTGAATCTTTTTATACAACGGCATCCTGTCAACCTCAATAGAATTGACGTCCGTGAATTTGGAGATGTCTACAACTGCACCTTTGGAATACCAATCGTCTAAAGGTTCAAGCCAATACTCGTTGTCTTTAATTGAGTAGATTGTCATATTGAACATCAGCATAATTCCCTTTAAGAAATCTGCAATCTTCATTACAGGAGCGTTAGCCGATAGGTTGATTCCTGAACTTGTAACTACGTTGTTAGCAGAGATAAGCAAATCGTCATTCACGGTAGTGCTTCCTGAAACATAGTTGACTTGGTAACCTACAAACAATGCTAAGTTATTTGCTCCCTCCGTTCTTATGTTGAATGTGTAAACCGAATTTAAACCGATAGTATTGTAAATAATGTCAAGCAGATAAACGTCAACGCCTGAACCCGTAATGGTATTAAACAAGCTGCCATTTTGATAGATGTCAATGTAGTAAGGGTCAGACGTACTTACTGAAGTAACGGAAATACCGAGCTGATGGTAAATAACGTTTGGGTCAATGTACTGAACATTTATCGTATTGTTTGCAAGGTCTACATACGGACTCAAATCATACGTTGTGTAAGACGGAGTAACGCTTGTAAAATCTATTTGGTACGGAGCAGAAGAGTTGTAGAATTTCTCCTTGCCTTTGTACCATAAAAACAATTTAGTAAATCGCTCATCATCCAAAAATGTTCCGTAAAACTTTATTCCGTATTTTACTTCAATGATTTTGAGTATAGTCTTAACTCTTAAAGCAGGGAATAATTCGTTTTTTTGTACCGCTCCCGAAGTAGTGTGAATGTCGTTATTCGTTAGCGTAGCAGTAAGCCAGTTTGGTAAAGGAGCGTTTACGTTTGTAGATTGGTATTGCCAAATTCTATTCGATGTTATTAGCGGCCATTTTACTTCATACCCGTTTGTGTTATCTTCAATCCTTGCAATAACCTCAGCAGATGTGTAATCGTGCGAGTAAGAAGAGTAATCCAAGTCAGAAAGCAAATCCTCACCAAACAAATCTTTAAGCGTTACACCCTCTCCAAAGAAAGTAAGTTTGTATGCTGATGGTTTGCCGTTGGTTAGAACTGCTCCGTCTAATTGTATCTTTCCCTTTCGGAAGGTAGTTAAATCGATTTCGATGTATCCGTCTCTGCGTAGATTTGGGTCAATCGTTGAGTTGACATCGTTCTGATACCAATGTTCAAAGATGGCGTTATTGTGCGAACTGGCAGGAACGGTAAAACCCTGCGAAAAGTCCGTATACGTTTTAGATAAATCTTGGACGTTCTGAATTGACGAAGTGACGCTGATGGTTTCGTCATTGAATAACTCAAGTCTCTGACCTTCGATATATAGTTGTACCGCTCTCATTAAACTACTGAATTGATTGTGTCAAATGCAAACTCAAATTCCATCTCGTAGCTGATTAACTTGCTATTGATAGATTTCTTTAGGTCTACGGATTTCGTGTTTATCTTGGCTGCTTTTTTGTCAATCAAGATGCGCTCACTTAGCATCAGTTGTTTGATTACTTCGTTGAAGCTTTCGTCTACCCAATCGGTGTTCACTCGGATAGTTTCTTTTCCGTTAGCGTTAAATACTTTTCTCTGACCTTCTTTAGTGTCGTAGTTAGGATAAGTTTCAGGCATCAAATTATACTCCGTGTTTTCAACGCTTAACGAGTTGTAACTTGCTTTGAAAAACCACTCACGTTGCCAAGCACCAAACTTGTTTACAAAGTCAACTTGTACAGGTGTGTATTTGCATTCCTCTTTAGGAACAAATGTAGCCGTGAATAATACAGTAGCAGAGCCGTCAATTATTTCTAACTTGTTTCCTACTGCGGCATAAGATGAGTAAACTCTCGGAATATCCCTCCAAACGTTGTTAGTCAATCCCGTTGTATTGGTTGCACCAGTTGATAGGTTCGTGTATTTTACTGAGTTACCGCTTCCCGTGTACAAAGTAAGCCATCCGTACTCGCCCGACAAATCGTAGTTGTAAGTGTAAGTCGATGAGCTGAGTAAGTAGTTTCCTAACGCAGGATTGTAGCCGTCTAAATAGAATCCGTATCCGTCTAATCCGAAGTGCGTTTGCGTTGAACCCACCTGAACAAAAGACGTAGTAACTTTCTTAAATAATTTTAAGCCTACATTGCACCATTGCGCTGAAGGAGTAGCAGTTATTATCGTTGTGATTGTCTGAAGTGTAGCGTGTGAAATGTACTCTCTAATGTACGGACTGACATCGTAGTATGTTGCAGGACTATTTGAAGACGGAATAAGCTTAGAAAGAGTGTATTGAGGAGAGGCAGGCATTGAGCCAGTTCCATTCCAAAGATAGATTTCTAATTTCGTTTCTATTTGTCCTGTTTCGTTTATCGTTACGATGTACGGACTTCTTGCGTTTATGTTAGCCATTTTGTTTAATTACCATTTGATTAAATAACTGTTCTACTTCTAAGCCAAATCTCTCAACCATATCGTCAGGTAAATTCTTGTAAGCTGCTTCAAATGGTTTAGTGAAAAACATTGTTGGTTTGATTCCGTTTCTAAATACGCTTCTCGCAATTAAGAAAGATAAGCTCTTGCGTTTTGCAAACTGACCGCCTGAACTACGAGGTGCAAGTCCTTTGCGAACTATCCACTTATCGAAAGCCTTAGCAGGAGGCATCTTAGATTTATACGAGTATGGAGTGTTGTACTTCTTTTTAATACCGCTAACACCTTTGTCTTGATAAAATCCGTAGTCTTCCATCGTAAACTCCATGTGAAAAGAGTTAGGATATGCCTTTACAGTACCCTTAATTGAGTTATAGAGCTTCTTAGACGAGTTCTTTTGTGATCTCGTTAGGTTGCGCTTAGATTGGCTAACTACTGCGTCTCTAAATCGGTCTAATACTTTTTGAAGCTCAGTTCTATCCATTGCTTTCTTTCAATCTTTTAAGCTCTTCAAATACCGCTAATAACTCGGCTTCCTTTTGAGCTATTAATTCTTCTTGCGTTGGTTCGTCTATTTCTATGAACTCAACTCGGACAAGTCCGTTATCGTCGTATATTTCGTTTCTTACTTGTGGCATAGTTCGTGTTTTTTAAGCTGCGGTTATTCCTACATAGAAAACGCTACCTGATACATAATTTATGGCACCCATTGTAGTAGGTGCAGAACCTATCGCATAACCCGTTTGACTACTTACATAAGTTGAAGGGTTACTAATACCCCCAACTCTAATTGGATAAACTGCCGTGTTTGGTAAAATTGTCAAAGATGCTACTGAACCTGAAGTGTGTGTACATATCCAATAAGTCGTTCCTGCGGTAAATGTAAATGACGTTGTTGCAGTTTTTATTCCTGTTGTTGAAAGGTCAAGGTTTGAGCTTTCGTAAAGTTTTGTATTTGGTGCGTTATTTACATTTGAATAAATCAAAATTCTCGCCAAATTTCCAGCGCCTAAAGCGGTGCAGTTTATGTAAAGAGCTGAACAAGTAAATGTTTCTGAAGGTTTAAATGGCACTAATCGCATTGAGTTATTGGTAATTGCAATTCCGCTATTTAATAAATTGGCATTTACTCCATAAGAATAAGAACCTCCACTAACTACAAAAGGTGCGTGCAAACCACTTGCGCCACCACCACTATACTGCGGAATGTTCAAAGTAGAACCCACTAAAGTAGCCGCGCCACTTGTTCCCGTTGTTGTTAAACTTATCGTATTTTGCTTTGCATCTAAAGCAGTTTGCAAATCGGTCTGACTTGATAGCGTTCCTGTGATACCACCCCAAGCTGCAGATGCAGTAATTGCCAAGTTGCCACTTCCCAAAACTGAGCTTCCATTTATTGTCTTGATGTTAGTACCTGAAACTAACGTGTCCTGCTTTCTGCTGATGTTAACATCAACATCTCCGATAGTACCCCAAATATCTGCGTCAGTTACTGAAACGGCCTCGTAGTCATCACCTGTCCATCGGTAAGATTTGTTTGTATCATTAGCTATGTAAATAACATCTGTGCTTCCTGTTGCAGGGAAGTCACTTGCTGAATCATATTCCGTCTTTGTGTAGCGTAGCATCTTAGCAGATTGTAACTTCGTTAGGAATCAACACATCAAAAGTCATAGTCCACCCCGCAAGGTAGTTCTCGAATCGCTCAGTGAACGGCTCGCACAACGGATTGCCATCTACAACATACTTATCATCCCATAAATTACCGTGAAGCATAAGCGCATACGCTCGGTTTAGGACTTCTAACTGTGTGTTCAGGACATCCTGCTCGTTTGAGTTACCTCTAAACACGTCAGTCGTAGCTTTCTTGCTTATGTCTACAATGTCCATTGCTAACAATGAGATGTTAAAACGTACTACGTTGGTTTCAAATGACGCGTTGTTGACAATCATGTGAACGAGCCGAAATATAGTCTGCTTGTTTAAGTCTACCTCAAAGATATCTCCTTCCGTTACCGTGTTGACAATAGGGTCAGCAATAAAGTGGTCTTTAAGTTTGGTTGTTATGTCGTAAAATCCTTTCATCGTCTTAGTTGTCTTTCAAGTTGTCTTCTTTCGATTTCGTTTTTTTGCTTCTCGAACGTGAGATAGGTAAGACATTTAGTAAGTCTTGATTTGGCAATGTCATCAAATCTTGTGACATCTCCTTTAGCAAGTGCATATAGTGACTGATACCATCCCCATCGTTTGCTAAATTGAGTTGTTTCACTAAAGTCTGCGACAGGGTCTTCTCCTTCTTCATCTCCGTCTCCAAATAGTTCAGAGTAGCTTGCAGTAAGTCGTTTTCTAAATTGTAAAAAAAAAGCGATGCTGCTATGCAAATGTCTAATGGAGCGTACTTCATTAAGTCTTGCGCTCCGATGTTTGGGTCGTAGTCGTGTATCTCGTATTTCTCTTTCTTTTGTGTTTTGATAGGACGATACAACACCGCCATTGCCTTATGAAAGTTATCCCAACTCTGTAAGTGATTGTCTAAATCAACATACTCCCCAAAAGTGATTTCTTCCAGTTCAGGAATAAACCCAAACTCCATATCCTTAATCTTAAATGTAGGCTGAAACTTTGGAACTTGACTAAACAATTGAGTGAAGTGCGCTATTAATTCGTTGAGTGAAGTAAGTTTAATCTTAGCTACCTCAGTCAAACGGATTCCGCAGAATATCTCTACCATCTTTTGCGCTATGAACTCCTCATCATTGGAGTCGCGTTGCACCCTCAAAAAGTCTTGATAGTGCTTTAGTGGTATCTCGTTTAGGTCAGTAGGAACTTTGATTTGTACTTCCATATTTATTTAACTTTAGATTCGTCTTTTTGTAACACATAAGCGTAAGCCTGAGCCAACATCTGAGTGTGTCTTCTCACATTGAACAGGTCATTGAACACAATCTGCACTCTCTTACCTGTCTTATCCTTGATGTACTGCTCGACTACCCTAATCATTTTAGGTAGCTCATCGGATGTTGTATTGTCCATAGTTTGATTTTAGTCCGAGTGCTTCCATCTCGTGGTATCTAAGTGCGTCAATAGCGTGATTGTAGTGGTCTATCGGTTTTCTCATTCGTTGACCTTGCTTATCGGTATCCCAACAGTACGAGCGAAGTTCTTTGATTAAGTTTGTGCTTTGCTTGGTCACTAAATACTCCTGACGTTGCATTACGTCAATACCGTAGTTGATTGAGTCAGTACCTTTAGTCACTCCTTTAATCGTTTTGCCTTGACGTTTGATTTCTTCGATTGACTTAGGTTCTGAACTATCAGCGTAAATCACTACGTTGCTCGGAAGGATTTTAGCAATGTCTGAGTTGACCATTCCTGTGCGGTAAACAAGTTCGTTTACTATCCGTTTTCCGTTCCAATTATAGACCTCTATTGCTGCCGTTGGGTCATTCGTGTATCCGAAGTCTAATCCGATGCCTACTAACTTAGCCTCGCTTGGTATCGTGTCAATCTCTTTCCAATTGTTAAACACTACTCCTTCAAGACTACCTACCTCTCCGAGTCCGTAAACTCTCCACCAATTAGCCCAATAAGAACTTGTTTCTGCCTTTTCTCGGTTCTTTTCTATCTGACTAACGATTGATTCGTCTAATGCTTCGTTATCCTTGTAGGTTAAGATTATAAAGTCCGTGTCAGGCTCGTCTTTTAGTTCCTTATGCACCCAAAACTCATTTGCAGGATTAAAGTCTAAGTAAACCTCTTTCTTTGTACGGATAGCAAGTTCGTTGTAAGCCTCAAACGTCACGTTATTACACTCGTTGATGTACAGGATGTCACGTCTCGCACCTCGAAGTTTAGAAGCATCGTCTGCTGAGAAAAACTCTATCGAACTGCCGTTAGCAAATTCGTATCTAAGTAGCGACTTGTTAAACCTATCGTCAAAGTAGCGGTTAGTCCAACGCATTATCTTAAGGAAGTCTTTTAGCGCACCCCTACGCAGATGAGGTATCGTCTCAGCTACTACGGAGACTTCTAAGCCCTTTTCTTTAGCGCATTTATCTATCAATATCGGAAGGATGCCGAACGTCTTTCCTGCTGACGTTCCTCCTTGTATGATTTTAATCCGTCTTTTTAACGAGAGGATTTTATTTATCGAGGTAGTTCGTTTGAACATCTGCGTCTATTGCTTTTGGTTCGTCAGGGAATAAAGGCATCTCCATTGTAACAGTTGTTTCAGTCTTCTCAGTTAGTCCGTTTAAACGTTGTGTGATTGATGCGTTGTACTGACCTACCATACCTCCGTTGATTTGGTCGGTGCGGATTTCTCGCTTTATATATGAGCAGATAGGAACAAACTCATTGTAAATCTC